CACCACCGTCGGGATGATTTCGGTGGAGATCGTCTGCCACGCGTTGGCGAGCGCGGGCAGAACCGTCTTCGCCACCTCCTGGATCGCCGGCACGATCTGATCGTGGAAGAACGTTTGCACCTGCGCGGCAAACTGCTGGATGGCGGGGAGCCCCACGCTGACGAACCAGGCGGAGAACTGCTGCAGCGCCGGAATCACATTGGCGCTGATGAACGCGGCCGCCTGCTGGACGGCGGGGATGAGCGAACCTTGCACCCAGGCCGCGAACTCCTGGACCGCGGGGATCACCACGTTGCGAATGAAGAGCCCGAGGTTGCCGATGGCAGCCTGAAAGCCGACAATGCCGGCCGCATCCGTCCAGTTCCCCTGCAATGCCTGCACGAAGGTCAGCACGCTGTCACGCACGAACTGGAACGCCTTGCCGAGCGCGAAGGCGATCGTTTGCAGTTGTGTCAGACCGCTCCCGGCGCCCGCGCCCGACATCGCCGCCTGGAAGGCTTTGATCGCGCCGGGCAGTTGCTGGTTGAAGGCGACGAGGAGCGGCGTAACTACCGGCAGGATCGCCGCACCCAACTGCGTCAGCACCCGAACGCCGGTGTTCTTCAGCAGTTGGAACTGCGCCGACGCAGTCTCGCTCATCTTCTTGTAGGCGGCTTCGGCGCTGCCCGCCCCTGACGTATTCTGCGCGAGGGCGTCACGGACGCTATCGAGTTCGCCCATCAGCACACGCGCACCGGTCTGTGCCTGGACATCGGGAAAGATCTTCTGGATGTAGGCGTTCCGCTGCGCCTCCGTCATCGTGCCGAGTCGCGTTTGGAGATCGCCCATCACGTCGATCGTCGAACGGAAGTTTCCACTCGCGTCCGTGGTGGCGATGCCGAGCTCCTTGAAGCCCTTCGTCGCGTCGGGCGTATGGATCTTGAGGAGCAGGTTCGAGAGGTTATTGATATTTTGCGCGGCCGGACCGCCCTCCTTCGTCACCCCGACGATCAGGGCTCCGAGTTCGTCGAAGCCAACGCCAGCGCCCTTGGCCGACTGCGTAACGAGACCAAGATTGGCCGCGAGTTCCTGGCCATTGACGACGCCGGAGTTCACGGTATTGAAAAACACGTCGCTGATATGCGATGCGTCATCGACGGACGAGCCGTACGCGTTCATGACGCCGATGACGGCGGTGCCGAACGTCTGCGCGTCGGTCTGTGCGCCCACGGCACCTTTGCCGAACTCCTCGACGAGTTTCAGCGCGTCGCCCTGCGAGACATTGATCGAGGAGAAGATGTTGTAGAGGCCGTCAGCCAGCGACTGGGCGGATTGCGGCACGCGCGTCGAGATCTCGGTCAGCGAGTTGAATACCGCGCTCGTGTCGATGTCCGGCTTGATCGTCGAGATGTTGGCGACACTCTGCTGCAAATCGGCGGCCATCTTGACGCCGGCGACACCGACGCCCGCGAGCGCCGTCCCGATCAGCGCGGTGCCGCCAGCGATCGCGGTGCCAAGACCGGCGACCTTGCTGCCGAAGCCCGAGAGGCCGCTTTCGGCCTGCGAAGTATCTGCCGAGACGGCCACTTTCAATTCGGCTGCCGTGATCGGCACGTGCGTCGCCTTTCCGCTTAGGTCCGAAAGCGGCCGGACCGGTCGGCGCGCCGCTCGAGTTCATTGCGCGCCTGCGCTTCGACTGATTCGGCGGTGAGCGCTCGATGCACCCAGACCATCGAGTCGTCCGCAAGTGTGCGCGGATCGACGCCTAAGTACCGACCCGCGCGAATGACGAGATACCAGATGGGAGCGCGTCCTGCGAGCCCGCCGGTGACGAGCCAGAGTCGGAGGGCGCGCTGGGTGAGTTTGGGACGGCAATCTCCGCGAAAATCACTTCACAGATTCGGGAAAGAATCTGAATCGGCACGTCCATCATGGCCGCGGCAGTGAGCGGCAGTGGTTCGCCGTCGTCGTCGGTCACGTCCCAGTCAGTCACCATCTGTGTCAGCATGCGCGCCATCGTCATGGTGACGACGCGGGCATTGTCCGGCTCCTGCTGGACCTCCTCAATCATCGCGAACATGCGCGGTGTCACACCGGCCGGGTTGTAGCCGAGCGTGATCTCGCCCGAACCGATCGGGATCGTCACGGTGCGGCGATTCTCCACGAGTTGGCTCAGCTTCATTGAGACCCCTCACTAACCTAGGGCCGCTTGAGTATTTATCACGTCAAGATGAATCGCCTTCGACCACGTTGGATCGTGGACAAGATCGAGCGTCCACGAGAGCGTGGACAATCCGTCTTTGTCATCAAATGCCGGTGCGTCGGAGACCTGTAACGCCATATCAAGCGAGAAGCCGTAGGCGGCGGTGCCGATAGGGCTGCCCGTTGCCTTGATGCGCATGAAGCGGGTCGCACCCTGGCGCATCGCCGTGACGAGCGCCATGCCAGCGGCATCACGCTCCATCTGCATCTTCACCTGCGGCTTGAGTTTCGTCTCATAGGTGGTGGCGTAGGAGGTGTTCGCGCTGTTGATCGCCCAGAGGGGATTGAAGCGGTCCGCCATGTCCGTTTCGACGGAGAGGACGCGCAGCAGTTTCGTCGTCCCCAGCGCCGCCGCACTGTTGTCGAGATAGACATCAAACTGCTGCGGCAGCACCGGGATCAGTGGCAGCGGGTTCGGGCCCGCGCCGGCAGCGCCCTGGACGACGCTGACGGGACCGCCGGTGATGCCGGTCGGCGTGATCGTCCAGGCGGGTTGTACCCCGGTGCCGAAGGCGGTGCAGACAATATCGGTCGGCGTCGCGAGGTTGCCGCCGACGGCGGTATAGGGGATTGCGTTTGGTGTCGCGGTGTTGAGCGCCGTCTGCACGGTGGATGCCGTCGCCGTCGCGCCCGTGATCGCTGCCGTGGTGTTCCCGCCTGCCGCGATGGTGAAGGTGCCGCCCGTGACCGCGGCGACGGCGTGCAGACTCTTCGCGTCGTTCACGGACGGCGTCAGCGTCGCCCCTGTCGTCGTCAGCTTGCCCATCAGCGTCCCCTTGAAGGTCGCTTCATCCCGCGTGACGAGGATGTTCAGCGCCCGCGCCACATTCCCCGCGACCGTCTCGGCGCCAACGGAGGATCCGCGCTCGATCGAGAGCGATTTGACGGTGTCCGGCGCGGAGGAGGCGATGTCGAATCCCCAGGTGTAGGCGCCCGTCGTGCCGATCTGGACGCCGGGGGTCATCGCAAAGAAGGTCGAGAGGACATAGATGCTCTCGTCGTACGTCAGCGGGCCGTCAATGGCCGCCTCCGTCCACTCCTTGCCGAGCACGTTGAGCGTGTCGAACTTGTTGCCCATCGGCGCGAACTTCGTGACGGTGCCTTGGATATCGGGCGCGATCGAGAGCGAGCTGAGGCGCTTCGTCGCGGGAACCAGGGCACCTATAGTACTTTCTATGCCAACCTGGACCAGTTCGGTTACGGTCGTGCGTTCGAATGCCACCGGGACACCTCCTCAGATGCATCAAGACAGGAGCAAGCGAAAAATGTGCCCCAACTCCACAAAGTCCTCGTCGCCGTCCTCGTAGAAGGATTCGTATTCGTCCTCCTGAATCGACGAGAGGACGAGACCACCGGAGAGCGTGGCGCTCTTGCGGTGGAGGAGCGTGTACATCCGATCCGCGCCCGCCTCGATCGCCACGATGGAGTTGCCCGCGTGAATCAGGCGGATGAGATAGAGCGCATTCGCCATGATGCGCACGCCCGCGACCTCCATCACGCTCACCGAGCCGCCACCCTGGTTCTGGAAGACGGTCGCGGGCAGCGCGGCGTTCTGTGGCGCCTGGCGCCGATAGACCCCGCCCGGACTCGCATCCATGTAGACGGAATCGCCTTTGAGCGTGGTGGCGATCCACTTCTCGGCGGTGACGATGGTCGCCATTATTCGAGCTCGCTCTCGAGGTGCGACAGGCTGTTGATGAAGGGCTGCCGCTGACGTTCCACGGCGGGGATCATTGCCGGGTGTGCGGCCATGTACCGCGTGCCGCTCTCCTGAAAGACGGCGTACGGGGTGTCTGTCGAGACGGTGTAGTTACCCGACCCGACGCGCGTGGTCGTGATGCTGTCCCGGTAGTGGCCGGTACGCACGCGCACGCCTGCCTTCCAGTCACGCTCAATCGCAGCAGCGGTCGCGGCCGCCTTCGGGTCAACCGCGCCGGGCAGACGCGCGGCGATCGCGGCGAAGTCGTTGCGGATGATCTCGACGCGCACGCCACTCGGCATGGCTATGCCTGCGCCTTCGCTGCGTCCTCGGCCGGCTCTTCCACGGGTGTACCGTCCTCGTACGAGATGACCGAGTAGCCGGCGTACGCGCTGTCCTTCTCCCGCTCGTAGTCCTCCGGTTGAACGGCGTACTGCTCGTGCGTCTCGTCGTTTTCGATGATCACCATTGACATTTAGATGACCTCCTTGCAGATGAGGATGACGCTTGTGCGATACGTACCCGCAGGGATCGTCAGGATTGAGAACGTGCGCGAATCGACCAGGATGCGGTTATCAACGTCCACCGCAGTACCGAGTGGCAGATTGACGCGATAGAGCGTCACGGTCTCCTGCACATCAGCGATGACAATCTCCGCGTCTCCCTGTGTCAGCACGGTGATGCGACAGGGCGCGGTCGCCGTCGTGCCCCATCCCGGCGTCCCGCCACCCGCACCGTCATCAATCCAGGTCGATCCCTGGACCTGCGCGGTATCGGACATGGCGCGCTCATCGGTCTGCCGCATCCGATCCAGCGTGCCTGTGGAGAAATATGGCCGGGTCATTAGAACAGTCCAACCGGCTGCAAGGACGCAGCCATCGCCATGCACCGGTCGTACGTGGTCGCCTCCTGTGCGCTGCCCGCACCGCTAATCGTGGTGTTCACCCGATCCGATGCCTTCCGCGCCTTCGTGCGCCAGCACTCACTGGCGGCCGCCTTGACGTCGGAGGCGCCGCTGGTGGGCACGGCGGCAGCCCACGTGATCGTCCCATCCGCCACGTATGCCGATGGGTTGCGGCTGCTCGCGGGGATCACCCACACGGGCTCGGTGTCGCCCGAGACACCGGGCACCATCCCGGCCGTGGATACCGGGTCCCAGTCGCTCGCCAGTGACTGGGTGTGTGGCGCGTACGCCCACCCGTTCGGCACCGTCGGCGTCACGAGCACATCCGGGTAGTACGTCGTCGCGGCCGTCCACGTGCGAAAGCCCATCGAGCGGAGGATTGCCTGGTCTATCTCCGCATCAGTGAGCATGGGGTCAAGCGTCGGCTCAACCAGTGCCGCAACCGCGTCGTGGATGTCCGTGGGTACGCTCATGGGAGAACCTACTTCTTGGCGGGCTTCGTGCCGGTGGGCGCCTGCGGGTCAGGGCCAGGACCCTTATCTTCGGTGGGTGCTGCCGGCCGATCCGCCACTTTCGACGCCCCCCCTTCTTCGCTGGCTGCGCCCTCGTCCGTCAGACCGTACTTCGCCGCTTCCTCGTCCGTGATCGTGCCGCCAGCGGCAACGACGAGGATGGCGGCATCGGGGCTGTCTTCGGGAACGACTTCGCCCTCGGCATTCGCGTATACCGCAGTCTCAGACGTGTACATCGGTGTCTCCTCCGTGACTTGGCGGATCGTCACCGACCCGCCAGTGCGTACCTGTTCATGTTTGCCGAGGGGGTCGCGAACTCCGCGGCCGCGACCCGTCCAGAGTCGGGAGCTCACACCTGGGTGCCGACGACCGTCCAGACAATCGTGGAGGTACCGTTGGTGGCTGTGCAGATATACAGTTTGCCCGCGGTCGTGTCCGTGTACAGCGTTCCCACCTTCGCGGTGCCGAGGCCAGTGACGTTGACCGTCGGCGCGGCCGCACCGGAGGTCATAGCGAGCGAGGAATCACTCCCCGCTCCCATGCGTTGCCGCGAGCCCGGCATGATCGACGGGCCAGTGGTATTGATGAATGACATGCTGGGTTCCTTTACTTGAGTGGCCCGTAGTGGCGACGGTATTCCTCGGACGGTGCTTTCCAACAGGCCCGCCAGCGTGTACCGTTCACTCACCGGACACCTCCACGTGTCTGGTCACGCCCTCGGATGGTCAGAACATCGCGGGGGCATTTTCAGGATTCCAATGGGCTAAGTATACCATAATCCGCCATCTCAGGGGACTAGGTATATAGCCTAACCTAAGGTAATCCTGTCACAGTACAAAATGCTAGAGGCCTATACACCGCTAGAGCAAGTCTTTCCTCAGCCCTGATTGTGAGCAGATTTTTTACGAAATCGTCCACGTTCGAATTTGTCGTCTCCAGCGTGATGCCCTGGCGGCGGAACACCTGCGCACCGAGTTTGAACGCGCCGACGAACGCGGTGTGCTGCGTCTGCGCGACGGTCGCGACTACCGGCAGGCCCCAGAGACGATTGGGACCGGCGTCGGCCGGATGACCCCAGATGTAGATGCCATCGGCCGTCTTGAGCAGTTTGACGTTCTGGAAATCGAGCGGATGCATGACGACGCCATCGGCCTGGAAGAAACCGACGGTGGCGATCTTCGTGATCGCCTTGAAGACGGCATCGGGGAGCGGGTCCGTCCCGAGGGCTTGCGTCTGAATGCCGGAGGTCGTCTCGATCCCCTGGATGTTCGGCGGTGTGCCGTTGCCGAGGAGAATCTGCGCCTCCTCTTGCTGCGCGACCATGAACTGCAGTCGGTTGTTCACGTAGTCGCGGATGGCCGCGAAGTCGGCGAACATCTCGTCGGTGACCTTCCCAGTGACGGCGATCTTGCGCACCGGCGCGTCCACCTCGGAGGTGTCGAAGGCTGCTTCCGGCTTCGTAGCCCCTTCAGCGACCGTCGTCGCCGCATTGGTGAACGTGTCCTCACGGACATAGCGGATCGTGTTCATCGTCGTCTCACCCTGCGCGATGAGATCGGCGATGGTGAGGGCTTGCTGGCCGATCATCACCATGCCGGGCTGGCGGTCGTACTCAGTCAGCGTTGAGACGGCCGTTGTGAACGTCGTCTTGCCAGCGAAGCCGAGTTGTTCCGGCGCCTCGAAGAACGCCTGCTGCTGGCCGCCACCGGGGCGCCACGTCTTGTACGCATCGCTCGTGACGAACCGCTCACCGAGGGACTTCGTGGCGGGCGTGCTGCCCGGCGTCGCGCCCTCACCGTCGGCCGAGCCGCCAGCAAAGGGCACGGGTCGCACGATGCGGCCGAAATCATCGGCCGCCTTCCGGTTCTCCTGCTCGATGACGCGCAGGCGCTCCGCCGACTTGAATGCGTCCTGGAGCGGCCCCAGTTCCGCCTCACGCCGGCGCACTTCCTCCACCTGATCGGCGGACAGGTCGTACTCCACAGAACCATTGACGATCTTGCGGTGATCGTCAAAGAGTTTCGCCAACTCACCGCGCTTCTGCGCCAGTTCGCTGCCCATCTCAATCAATGTCGGCATGACGCTTACCTTTCTTCGTTAGGCGCGCAACTCGACGCCGAGGGCTTCTGCCTGGTGTGCGAGGAAGCGCATGTGTGCCTGCTCAATCGCGGCGGTCTTGGCCGCCGGTTCGGTCTCATTGAGGAGCGCCTGCATCGTGGCGATGTGCGTCCCCATTGCCGCGTGGGCGACTTGCATCTGTGTGTGCATCTCCCGCAGGCGCTTGTGCCTGCCCGCAGTGAACGGACGAGCGGCCTTCTTGCCGTCGGCGGTCTGCGTGGACACTGCGATCAGGCCCGAGATGCGATCCACAAACCCCTCGATCGCATCTTGAGCGATGTCGGCGTGGTCGCTGAAGGTCATACTGCCTCGGAGCATGACCTTCAGCGCCGTGGTGTCTGTTCGGGTTTCCGCTTGCTTTGTCCCTGTCATGGTGGTCGCGTCGTCTTCGCCCGCTTCGTCAACGTCTGTGGCGGTCACGTAGGTCGTGACGCGCACGACGCTCTCCTCCGGGCCCCAGACGATGTCATTGCCCGCGGTCACCTGATAGGTGCGACGGAAGAGATCTTCCTCGTCTGCATAGACCACGGCATCGTCGTAGACGTCGCGGATCACGAGGCCGGGAGTCCACGTGTCAGGGTCATCGTCATCGTCGGGAAAGTCCTCGTTGAGTTCATCCTGGAGGAGCGAGCGGAGATCGTCGTACGACATGCCGGACGGCAGCGCCTTCGTCTGATTCCGCGGTTCCAGACCGAGCAGCGCGGGCAGGGACTTCATCGCCACGGCACCGTTGCGCGGCTCCGCCGGCGTCGGTGTCAAACTGGCTTCGGCGATCGGCCAGTGGGTGATCTCACGCACCGTCGCGCCGGCCTTCGTCTCCACCGCCTTGCGGGCGACAAGATGCGCGGGCGCGCCTGACGACCAGCCGAGCTTCCCCTTCGCCGCGAGGCCCGCGATCGCCTGCTCGTACTCGTCACGCAGGTTCAGTTGTGCTTCAACCCAGATGCCAACGGCGTCCGTCTTCGCGGTGAAGCGGCCGATCTTCTTGACGCCGAACTGCTCGTCCATGCCGTGCGCGTAGTAGACCGAGCGCGTGTCACCGTCTACGAGGTCGTAGTCGGTGTCTTTCGTGAAGTACTCGCCGGTCAGATCGGGACTGGCGGCGTCAGAGAAGGTGATTAAATATCCACCCACGCGACCCTCGCCCAGGGCTTTCACGGCTGACCCGAAGGCGATTAGTGTATCCATCGTTTGTTGCCTCCTGATGAGCTAAACAGTATAATGGAGGCAACGCAAAGCCCCCGCACGAGTTGTGATCGTCGGGAGCGCGTCACCGAAGGAGTTAGCTTCGATGCCCGATCAGTCTACCCCGAAACGACTGTCTCGACGCCCTCGTGTCACATGCATTTGTGAAGTCTGCGATGCATCATTTCTGGCACCGCCCCGCAAAGTTGAAGCGGGTCTCGCACGCTTCTGTTCGGTCACATGCCGCGCAATCGCGCGACGAACGCGCATTGAACAAATCTGCGAACATTGCGGCAAGGTATTCCTGACGCATCCAAACAGACTCCTTCACGGGAGAGGGCGCTTCTGCTCGCGTTCGTGCGGCACCGCAAGCAAGCAAGGAGCGGATGCATCGCATTGGAAGGGTGGGCGCACGATGACACCTACCGGGTATGTCAAAGTGCGCGTCGCGAAAGGTAAAGACGTGTTTGAACACCGACTTGTCATGGAACAGGTCATTGGTCGTCCGTTGCTTCCAGAAGAAGTTGTGCATCATTGTGATGGCAACCCTGCAAACAATGACCCTGGAAACCTGCTCCTATTCGCCAATAACGTCGAGCATATGCGCTTCCACAAAGCACAAGCCGGCGATCAGTGGGGAGCACATGCACGCAAGAAGGAGTGAATGAGCGTGTATCGTTCATCCCACGCCTCCGTGCCAAAGAAGGAACGCCACGGCCATCAAGCACCAGGCGAACGAGTGAACCCGCCAGCGCGCGTAGTCAACCGTGGTGAATCCCATCAGGAAGTCCAGGCCCCAAATGATGGCGGCGCAGAGAAACAGGAGCAGCACGAATGTCAGTTTCATGGCCGACTCCTCATCTGGTGAGCGGTGCCGCTGCCACTGCGTCTGCGGCCGGTTGATTGCCATTCGTCGCTGGCGTCGGCGGTGGGTTTGGTGCGCCGGGTTCCGTGTTCACCGGCACCGTGCTTGCCCGCACCGGCTGGGCAATCGATCCGTCACTGAAGCTCGCTCCCCGCGCCAGCAGGTAGATGCCCTCATCTTCGGGACGCGATTCCAGGTCAACCATTCGCAGCGCGGCCGCGCGATCGATGATGCCGCCGAAGAAGAGCTTCGTTGCTCGGTCGGCAACGGCCGTCGCATCCTCCTGCAAGGCACTGACATTGCTTGTGTCGAACTCGACGAACTGCCCGATCTGTCCGTTGAAGTCGTCACGCAACAAAGCCCGCGTCAGCACGTCCCCGAATGATTTGTAGGTCGGCATAATGTTGCCGCGGTAGGTAGCCTCGCGGGCGGCCTGATAGTTCGCGTACGTGGCGTGTTCCAACCCGACGCCGAGGCCCGCGACAATCGCGGCCACCTGCATCAGCCCGGAGATGCGCGTCTCCGAGAAGTAGTGGATCGCCGTCAGGTCGAGGTCTTTGGGATTCCATGAAGGCGTCGCGACCTGCAAGCCGCCCGTTGCCACCATCGTCGAACCGCGGCCGTCACCCGTAAAGCGCGAGTTGAAATAGGTCATCAGGGCCTGGGCTTCGTCCTTGCTGATCGTCTTGTCGCCCGATGGCGAGATGATGGCCCCGGGTGATCCCATGTTGTGCAGGATCGAAGCGGTATACGCTTCCGCTTCCTCATCGTTGTAGACCAGCCGCAGGACGGCACGCAGCGGTGACAGACCCATGCGCGGATTGCGCGGATCCTGTGACCAGCGGAAGTGGATCACGTCCGCATCGTCCAGCGGATACCACTTGCCCGTGCGCCAGACCTGATAGCCGGTAAGGAAGTGCTGCCCCGCAGGGTCCCACGTCGGGCGAATCGAGATCTGCGGTTCGTACCAGAGCTCCGCGGGGATACCGGCCGCGTTGCGGAACTTCAGCAGATAGGCGTTGCCATGCACGTTGTAATCCGCGAGCAGCGCCTGGGAGACCGTCTCCCACGACATGTAGGGGTTCGGCTCATCGATCAACTGCGTGACGGGATGATCGGGGATTGCCTCTTCGCCCGTGTCGCTGCGTTTGACGACCCGCGGCGGCGCTTCGGGGAAGACGCGCTGCACGTACTGGACGCAGGCCATGATCGCCGACGACATCTCCAGCTCGCCGACGGACTGCTGATAGTTGACGCGCGACCCGGCATACAGGACGGGCAGCGAGCCGCCCGTCATCTGCCCGCCCGTGGTGAAGTTACCGAAAAAGCCGGTGCTTGCGAAGGGCACCGCGGGCGCGACGGGTGCGGCCTTCGCTTCCGGCGGTGGGAAGTCGCCGAACATGAACTTCGAGAAGAGGCTGCGCTTTTTCTCTGCCATGCGCATCCTCTCAGTCCGGTAGTGCGAACGTGATTTCCCGCGACTCGCCCGCACTCAGTTCCGTCAGGGCCCAGACCGCCGCATCGAGTCGGTCGGGGCTCGCGCCGGACTCGGGCGTCCAGCTGCACAGTTGGTCCTCAAGCGCCGCGAAGACGTTCTCACGCAGGTGATCGCGCTCGTCCACGTGCCAGACACGCCGTTGCTCATAGAGGGCAGCGATCGGGGCCGCTCTGATCGCCTTCCCACGCGATGCATGGACTTTCGTGTACGGAATTCCCTTGCGCCGCGTCCGCAGCGTGTCCTCGACCATGTCACCGCCGTTGTTCACCTCGGCCACGATCCGGTCGGCCGCGAACTCGTCGAAGGCGGCGATCGCCCGCCGTGCCCAGCCGTCCGGTGACGCCTTGCAGGAGCGGTCCGCGATCACGTCGTAGGTGCCATCGGGCCGTGTGCCGGCGACGATGATGCCCGTCTCGTCGGAGCCCTCGTTCGCGCTCGTGGCGGGGTCGATCGCGACCACCACGCGGGTGTAGTCTTCGCTACGGGGACGGCGCTGGAACGAGTCGAAGTGCCAAAGAGCCCCCGGCGTGTCAGTGAGCAGTTCACCGAAGATCTCCTGGCGCGACATCCGCGTCCCGGCGTACCGCTTGACGATCTGGGCAAAGAACGCCGGCGAGAGATTGTCGATATTCGCGTAGGTCGATCCGCGCGTCACCGCCACGTCGTGACCGTCGCGCGCCACGAGATCTCGCACCAACTGGCGCGGCTTCGGAGTCGTTGTCACGAGGCAGCGCGGCTGTGCTCCAATCCGAAGGCCAAACATGAGCATGTCGAACGCATCGGGATAGCGATAGGAAGACAACTCATCGCACCATGCGGTGTCGAAGTTCCCGCCCCGGAGACGGTCAGGTTCATCCGCGCTATAGGTCGTGGCAATCGCACCCGTGTGAAACGTGATACGCCGCTTCGACGGCTCATAGACGGGGCGCTCATGCGGGGGGAACACCGAGAGAATGCCGGACGTGCCTTCGGTAACAATGTCACGAACATCAGCGGCTGTCGGCCCGACCAGCGCGATGCGGTGTGCCTGTCCGCTACTGACGCGAGCGCGCACCCACTGGCTACCGGTCAGGGTCTTCCCGAAACCTCTGCCCGCGAGCAGGAGCCAGATCGTCCAATCTCCCGGTGGCGGCAGTTGCGCCGGACGTGCCCACACACCTTCCCAATCGTACAAGTAAAACGCCGCGTTCTTTTCAGAGACGGCGGAGAGGATTTCCGTGCGATCCTCAGTCGGAAGGCTCGCGAGTCGTTCTACCAGCGACGTATGCATCCGCATCTTCCGGTAAGTCGTCCCGCGTGATCGCCGCATATTGGCGACCGTGCACGATACAGCACACCGTTTGTGGAGATACCTGAAAGAGCGCCGCGTATTCCTTCTGAGAACGCGACAACGCATCGTATTTGATGATTGCCGCCTGCTGTGGCGTCAGACGCCGGAGCGCATCGCGTGACTTCTCACGCGCCGACGGAGTGACGATGCGGCCTTTCTGCGCTGCGCTCATATGCTCGCGCGCGACATCGGTGTGCGTCCCCCCGCGCAACTTCGCCGCGCGCCGTTCGATCACCTCAGGGCTAAAGACCTGCACGGCACGTGCGGCACGTATCTTCTCTTTCGTTGCCTCGGTGAGCCGTTGTCCTGACCGCGCCGCGCTGATCTTCGCCACGTGCTCAGGTGAACGATTCAGCGCGATCTGCTGCATCTTGGCCCGCATCTCCGGCCCGTTCTTCCGTCCGGTATTCGCAAGAGCGATCTTCCGCTTGTGTTCTTCGCTGAGCGGCGCGCCGACGCGACCGCGACCGCCCGCCGTCGTGTTGTATCCGTGCGGCAGTTGCGAATCCAGTGTCCGTATCCAATCGGATTCGCGTGCTAACAACTCGTCCAATCCCTCGCAGATTTCCAGCACCTCAAAGGAGAACGCCTCAACGCCGTATTTCCTGATCGCGCGATGGATTGCGAGTCTCGGTTGATGAGTCGAATCGTAGATGTGCTGCCGCCAACGCACCGCGACAGGTCGCGTCGTGATCCCAACATAGACCTTGCTATTGACGGTGTTGCGGATCCGATAGACCACTCCCATGCACCGATTATACCACGTTCTCCGCTTCCTGACGCGCTAAACGACGTTTGGCAATCTCATCCACCTTCTGCGCCAAAAGCGTCCGGGCGTCGTCAGTGTGGACATGCTCGCTGCGCTCCGTCGCTTGACCGGTCAGCAGGAGGACCTTCTCGATCGCCGTGGCGATGACGACGATCGCCGCACGCGCATCGGTCTCAGCGATCACCGCAGGTTGGCGGATATGTGCGAGGTACTCACCGATCCCTGCGAGCAGTTGCGGCACATAGTCGGCGGCCGTTTGGGCGATCAGTTCCTGCCGTTTTGCGGCGCGTATCGTCGCGTATTCGTCACGAACGCCCTGATATTTCGCGGCAAAGTGCCAGCCCACGCCCGCCGCTTTCGCGGCCGCTTCAACGGTTGCGCCATTGGCGAAGGCGTTCTGGAGGATCTCGATTTCCGCTTCCGATACGGCGCGACGCGGCATGACGATCCCCCGTAAAGGCGGTGATACGCGAGGCAAAACAAAACCCGGCGGTCTGCCGGGGACAGTAACTCCATCCTGCACTACAGTGTATCCGCATCTGTCAAGACCCGTAACCCGAGACCACTTTTCATAACCGTCACGATTTTCCACGCGTTTTTCGATCGGAAAGAACCAAGCCCATCGTGTAGCGATGTGCGCGAAGGGCTGTCAACGACCACCCGTACCGCTCTGCGATCGATCGATCTGAGAGCCCCGCATAGAAGGCGAGCGATAATCGATGCTCATCCTCAGCAGACCAAACATGCCGCCCCGTGGCAAGACCTAACCGATGCATTTTTGACATCACTGCTTTGTAGCTTCGTCCAAACTCGCTTGCGATGCGCCGCGTGGAGATTCCGCGTGCGACCGCTGCACGCAGTTGAGTAATCTCCGCCTCAGACCATGCGCCGGGGGAGTTGTATACCCGTTCACCGGACGGCATCGTAATCCGTCGATGAATCGTAATACCGCACTTAGCCGCCTTCCTCCTCACAGAGCCCGGCGTACGGCCAAGATGGTGGGCGATCTCCGCATTGGAAGCCCCCCGCGCAGCCAGTGCACGCAACTCCACGATCTCGGTGGATGAGTAAGGCACGCGCGTTTTCCACTTGATCGCCGCCATCGGTGCGTGCAGCCCAACCGCTCCCCGCGACCGCAGCAGCCTGAGGCGGCAATAGATCGACCGGCATGAGCGTCCGAGCTGGCGTGCGACGCGATCACGCCATCGGCCGCGAGCGTTGTACTCGCGGACCAGGAT